CTCCAATGCTCATTCCTGACTCTTCTAACTTACCCATTACTCGTCGTCTTCGTCAGCTTCTTCGTTGGTAGCTTCAACAATAAGACCAGCTTCGGAAAGAACATCAAGAATTTCTTCTGCGTTCTCAATAATGAAAGACTCTTCAACGGACTCAGAAATGAGACCAGCTTCAGATAAGACTTCCATCATAGTAGATGCATGTTCTTGAAGGACCTCATCAGTAAGCTCCTCATCTAAATGAGTAGCACAAAGGGGACAAGCAATAGCGTCCTCTTCCGTAATACCTTTAGGGTCATTCTTCTTATTATCGTAAGCACTCTTACCGACTTCTTTAGCACCTTCCACTTCAGGACCAGCACCCTTAATCTTCTCATCAACACGAATACCAGCCTTATCCCATGCACGGGACTCAAGTAACTCGCTCACAAACTCATCAGTAACTATTTTGTTCATTTTTTTCTCCAAAAAAAGTATGCGGGAATGTACCCGTCTGTTAATATGTAGACCTCATTAAATTTAATAGGGACTATTTTATAAAAAATTCCCCTAATCAGCAAATACCGTAATATTTGCTGATTGAATTATAGTCCCACATTCAGTATATTTGTCCCCAACCCTAGCTATACCCACAGGAGTACTGTTTGGAAATACCATAACCGTAGGAGAAGCGGAAGGTAGTGTTGGGGAATGCATTATCGTACAGTCACCGTTGCCGTTTACATCATAAGAATGAGGGTAATCTTCAGTACGCCCCCCTTGATAATGCACAGGTATATCATTTACGGTTACAGTCGAATCCCCCTCAAAACACCTTGTATTAAAGGTACAAATATGGTTTGTAGCTATAGGATTCCTTTGTACTGCTATGTTACTCAATTTATTGGTCCTGGGGGGTCCACTCTTTGATCAAGAGGCTTTTGCTCTACTGTAGTATATCCAGCTAGATAATTAGTATCAGTGATCTTTCTGTAATTACTTCTAACTTCTGTTATTTTACCTGGGTAATTGCTATTTACTTCATCATCAGAGGATATCTTTCCTGTGCTTAAAGTAAATCTAGTTTTAATCCAGTCTGGGTTTTCTGTATATAAATCTTTCATTTTGCTCCTGTCTATAGTATTATATACCTGTTCCCAAGTAACTGTGTCATTAGTTAATTCCCAATTTTCCTTTAGATCTTTTAAGCGAGAAAGAAGTTGTCTCATGCCAAATTTGGGACGAGGTAATACAGGGGATCCAGTGGTGTACCTCTCTAGATTACTTATATTGGACGGGTTAAAAGTATAATAAATAGCATTTATATCATCCTGAGTTTGTCTGAACCCCCTATCTGGGTAAGAAAAATTTTGCTCTAAATAAGGAGCATCCCAAGTATCACTTCTAGTTGGATCTGCATTGATTGTAAATTTTATTTCTCGCTCTCCATAAGACATTTGCCGTGATATAAAATGAGAAGGTACATTCTGATCTTTGTCAGAGGGGATAAGTACTATTAGAGGAGCTACTCTCTTTAGGTATATATCGGATAGAGGATCATCTTCAAATAGATCAAATGTAAAATCTTTAGAAGTTATGGTCATATTATTTGCGTGAGTTATGTAATTAAATATTGGGTCATCTGCATCCACATAAAACACCATGAAGGGCCAAGGAGTAAATTTTACTAAATTTTCCATAGTGGTAGTATTAGTCTCATAGGTGTAAGTAGCTGAAGTAAGAGATATAAAACTATTTGTAGTAGGCCCAGAAGTAACACTAGAAGGATCTAAAGAAAGGAAATAATAATTATCTCTTTTATTGTCAACTCCATACCTCTCATCTATTCTTGAAGTTAAATCAGTCTTTACATTTAAAGTATACTCATACTTTTCGCCCAATAAAGAACAAATCTTCTGAAGATGTTCTAACTGAAGTATACGACCCCTATGAAATTCTCCAGCAACAGACAACTCTAATAAATTACCCCTAGAACCCGTAAATCTTTGTATATTACCAGGACTCATAGAAAGAGAACCATTAGAACCTAAAGATATGTTATCACTTATATCATAATATAATTGGGTGACNGTNCCATTAGATAATGTAACAGGTATATTCTTTTTTAAATCNGTAGATAAAGTTTTCCATAACTGCATTCTTCTTTGTGTTAACCCATCATAAGCATCAGATTGTAACGGGTAAGATTTTTCACCAGCCATCCTGATAGCCTTAGCCTCAGAAGTGTAGGTGGATATATTTGCATAAGTAGATCCTCTAGTATCTGGATATTTAGACTGTACATTTTTAAGATTCTTTAAGTATTTAATTAATTCAGAAGCAGTTACTGAATTTAATCTGTTCGATATTAATAATCGTCTTATAGTTCCTAGTACTTGTGATCTTATTGATTTACCAGTAGCAAGTTTAACTTGATTTATTAAGGATACTATATGATTCTGTAGACTTTGCTCTATATGATCATTACTTAAATTAGAATAAGGGAAATCAGAAAATAGCATAGAACTTACATTATTCATCTGATACACTGCAAGTATTGCTGCATGTACCCCCTTCTTAAAGAGAGTCGGTGGCAAAGATCCTCTACCAACTTCTTGAAATTTTGGTCTAGATGTAAAGTATTTTCTATTACTTGTATTTCTTTCATACATAGTATCAACATGATTATAAAGATATACAGAATCCTTAGCCTCAAAATCATCGCTAAACTCAGGGATCTCCCCACCGTCATCATCCCCAGGGGGCGGGGTCTCCATACCACAATCTGTATCTGGATTCACACACTTTGTATTTGGGTCACATTTATGTGGACAAGGCTTCAATATTGGGGCACATACCCAATCTGGTATACCTACCCCACCTTTGTTGTAGCACTCATCGCAAAGTTTTTCACAAGATGAACTAGCATCACATAATTTTTTCGTTTTATAGGATCCATCTGGGCACTTATTCCACTTATCCCTGGGGGTATCTCTTTGGCAGCAAACGTATGATGGGGTTGCAGGACAAGACCAACAGTCAGGCCCAGAGGCCCCTGGGGGCGTGGTAGGCAGCGTTGGTCCACTCCCACCACCACCACCTTTGGGTGGTTTTTCACCACACGGAGTACAATTCCAGTTTCCGTAAAGGTCGCATTGTTGGCTAGTTTTTGTGCCATCTGGAACAGGCCAGTACTTACACCCATCCCCACCACCAAAACTACCTACACCACCAGAATCTCTAATAGCAGCGCACTGATCATACTCGTTCTTATCAAGGATGCTATCAAATGTAGCAAGACCCTGACATTTTCCTAGGGCCATTCCTGGATTTTTACAGTAGACTGCGTCACAAGTCTCAGGGGGCTCCCCAGGTCCTGTCTCGGAACATTCGTTATTAGGATCCAAACCACATTCATCTTGGCTTAAATAGTAGGTAATTCCATTATTAGCGGTAAACTGAGTGGGACCTTGACAATCCTCACAATCTAAACCAATATTGGTTGAAGGATCATCGTCATCACACACTAACCATCTACCAGAACATAACTCCCCCACCTTACCTGGGGGACAGAAATAGTACCATAGCGCATCACACCCAGTCTCCCCACCGTCACAATCATCACCAGTACACGGGGGATCTCCATTCCCCCCACCTCCAGGACCCTGACCCCCAGGAGGGAAGTACCCAGGAGGTCTAAGAGAGCAGGTTAACCATAAATTACTATTACTCATTTTAGAACATAGATCTTAATGTTATTGTAGGTACATTCCCCCCTAAGTTATCATTACTAAACCCTCTAGGATTTCCTATTATAGTAAAGCTAACTGTTGGGTACGCACAAAAAGCTATATTTGAATTAAGATTAGATACTTTTCCGAAAGTAGTCATATCTGATTCTTTCTGATCTGTGACAGTTTGTAATCCTTTTTGAAAATCAGATGTAACTGCAAAACTTCCAAAACCATTCCAGTATCCTTTCTTACTTTTATCCGTTCCTCGGACATTTATAGGGTGAAATGCATGATCATAATCCCCAACTGGATCCCCCAATATATTATACCCAGTACTGGGTCCGTTTGGTCCCCAGTCCCAGTTCACCCAACCATTATACATAATCGGAGTATTAATAGACGGGGTTGGGTAGGCAACTACAATATTAAAATAGGTTTTATACTTTTCTATGAATATTCCATGAAATGTCTCATACATAGGGGTCACCTTTCCCCAGTCGTCCTTGACGCCCCAATTGAAGGAAGCGTTAGGAACATGTTTTCCACCCCCAGACTTAGGAACACAGTTAACAAACTGTGCCTTTACATCGTAGGAACCCATCCAATTACTTACATCAGTTGTATCTATATTAATTTTTTTCTTAACATAAGTAATCTGAGTCCCATCTAATCTAACACGACCGTTACGATCATCAGCATCCCAGACAAGATCCACTTGCCATAAAAATGCTTTGCCTGGAGTAACAAAAGATCTTCCATCTTCTTTGGACCCAGTAGCTATCCAGGTCTCCATAGCCCTACCCAGAGGTCCGAACTGTGGGGTTCTATTATTTGTAGCCGCAGCACCCGTAGACTTTGGGTGCCCCGCAGCCGTTGTCCAACCAACATTGATATAATCAGTTACCCAACCAGCACAATTTTTTTCCACTGCCCAGTCGGCCAAATCCCAATCAGGGTCCAAAGGAATCACTTGCATCTCCCCACCTTCATGATAACCGAACTGTTCCTGAAACCAAGTCTCTATAATATCTTGATTCTCACCATAATACATTGAAAAAACATCAAAATTATAAGGTGGACTTTCTATAGCCTGGAACCCTCCCTGAGTAGACCCTGCACCCCCCACAGCACCCATTCTTAATAAAGCCCCCTCTACACCGAACTTAAGTCCCCCAAATATAGTTCCTGCCCCAACTATAGTTGGCATCGTAGGCATAAACGCATCTACATCTACAATAGTTCGCTTTACTTCAGAAATTCTTCTTTGTAAATCACTATCTGTAACTACAGGATTAGCTAAAGAGGCTGGAGGATTAGCTGCCGCTAAACCAGCCCGTTCATTATAAGTTAATTCAGCAGTTCTAAAGAAGGGTCGGATATCTAAAATATCACTATTCTTAATCATTGTCTGATCTCTTCTTACAAATATATAAGCTAGGGGTAATACTGATTGTCCTATCAGAGCAGAAGACTTACTTCCTGCTAATTCATCAGCTAAGTAAGGAGCTAAGTTCATTAAATCATCAGGACTTGGGAAATTACCAGTACTCATTGCGTCCCCTAAAGGAGAGGCTATTTGAGGATTTAAATTTGCATCTAGATTAGAAAGTTCTCTTTTTAAAAAGTTATTTTTATTGTCTTTGTTATCCTTATATAAAGGAGTATCTAAAAAAGTTGAATCAACTTTTTGCCCATCCCATTCTCCCCCTATAGAGGAAGTAGATAAACTTACTATACCAGCCCCCTTAACAATTCCCAGAGCGGGAGCAGTTAGAGTAACTGGTGAAACGCTACCAATACTAGCCTGTGGTTTAGCAATAGTAGTAGAGGAAGCATCTATAGGTTTAGTATATACAAACAATAGATCAATTCTTAGATCAGGAGCAATAGTAGGGTTTTCACTAACATAATCATTATCTGTTAGTATAGGAATGTCTATATCTAATTGTTTATTTACATTCACTAAGGAGGTTCTAAAAGGAGATCCCCATACTCTGGTATAATTTACTGCTAATTGTTGAAGATCGGTTGGGTTAGGAAACCATAAAGTATTTGTAGTAGTATCCTGCTGCCAAAGAGATAACTTCACCTTGGGTATATCATACATACCTAACTTTAAATTTTTCTTATCTTTTCCGTACATGTGCTGGTACTCTATAGACCCCACAGAATCAAAGTTAGCAACATGAGTTTGTAAATGATCATATAACCCATTGTTACCTAAAACTCCACTAGTAGATGCGCCTATTAAATCATATAAGATATTATCAGGTAATGTAACACTCCTTGAACGCTCATACCCCCCCTTTGAATAATCCATTAAAGCATTAACCACTAGGTCAGATATACCAGTCCCGTAAGCATCATTAACTCTACCCATAAATTGCCCAGGACTTACCGTAACCTTCATACTCCCTGTAGAGAAGGGACGCAATTCTGTAAAGGTTGAACGATCTACATCCCCTACAATAGAGTTATCTTCCTCCTCACTTAATGGGTTTCCGACTTGATCTTTAACCCAAAGAATATTTTCTTCTAATTGTTTGAGAGGCACATTATTTACAGTCCAATGATAAGGATCGTTAGCCTTAAAATATCGTATAGAATCCGTAAAGAGATGTGTACTGGTAGAAACCATTTAAAAAGCTGGGTTTAATTTTATAGTGGGGTTATTCCCACCTAAGCCCTCAGACCTGTACCCATGAGGATATCCAATTACAGTAAATTTAACAGTAGGATAAGCACATACAGCGAAATTAGAATTAAGAGGAGATACTTTGTTCCAATTTTTATCTGCGAGAGTCTGATCTGCGGTAGATAATAATCCCTTCTGTAAATCAGATGTAACTACATATCCTGCATAAGCATTCCACCAACCAAACTGATCTTTGCTAGTATCTCTTACATTTATAGGATGCATAACACTACCGTAATCTCCTACCTGAGAACCATCAACTTTAGTCCCAGTTTTTGTATCAGCATCTGTCATAGCCTTTGAATTAACTGATGGAGCAGACATTGTTGCTACAATATTAAAGTACTTTGGATACTTCTCTATATGTAACCCATTAAATCCTTCATAAGAATTTGTTTGTACCGATTGGATATCTGCATTATCCGTCCCATTCCATGGAGGTAGCCCTCCTGCTGGGGCACAATTAGTATATTCTACTAATACATCATAAGATCCCATCCAATCCTGTACATCAGTTTTGTCTATATTAATTCTTTTTCTAACAAAATTAACTTGAGTTCCATTGTACAGGTAGCGATCCAGAGGGCTACTGAGAGGCTGCGCTCCATTCCTAAAAGCTATTCCTGGGTTAGAAAATACTCTGCCTTCCTGCTGTGAATTATTAAATACCCAATTCTCCATATCTGCTGCATTAAATTGTGGGGCTCTAAACTGCTCTTCGATATGCCAGGGTGCCCCTGGAACAAGATCCCCCGCTAGATTCCCTGCCATCACCCAACTAGTATTAATATAATCAGTCACTCCCCCATCACACCCAACAGATTTTGCCCAATCAGATGTGTCCCAATCTGGATTAAGCGGTAAATCTGTATCTTCAGTATACCCTAATTCTGTAGTAAACCAAGTTTTTAAAGGAATTTTATTAGCATTATAACCAGCATCAGTGTTAAACCCATAAGTTGATGGAGGAACAAAACCGTTATTTGCTGTCGTTCCAGCACCCATTCTTAATAAAGCTCCCTCTACACCATACTTGAGTCCTCCAAATATAGTTCCTGCTGCTACAGTACGAGGAAATTGAGGTAAGGTTAGGTCTGCGTCTTCAGGAATAAGCTTTTGCAGTTCAAAAATTCTTTTCTGTAAATCACGATCCGTTACAACTGGATTTGCCAACGATGCAGGAGGGTTAGCTGCCGCTAAACCAGAACGCTCATTGTAAGTTAATTCAGTAGTCCTAAAGAATGGTCTGATATCTAAAATATCATCACCAGTAATATTCACTTGCCCCCTTCTTACAAATATATAAGCTATAGGTAATACTGATTGTCCTATCAAAGCAAAAGACTTGCTACCAGCAATCTCATCTGCTAAATAAGGAGCTAAGTTCATTAAATCATCAGGGCTTGGGAAATTACCATAAATTCCACTAGTTCCAATACTTGTCTGTACTGTATCCCCCATTGGAGATGATATTTGTGGGTTTCCTTCGTCATCAAGTGCTAAACTCCCATCATCTCTTTTTAGGAAATAACCATCCTTACTCTTACCTGCGCTATAGGTAACACTATCTAAGAACTCAGAGCCTACTGGTTGCCCATTCCATGTTCCCGTTCCTCCATCAGACAATATAGAAGACGCTGTTAGATTTACTAAACCAGCACCTCTAACTATACCTAAAGTAGGAGCAGATATATTGGCAGGTAAATTAGTAGTATTGGCTTTAGCTATAGTAGTAGAAGAGGCATCTACAGGCTTAGTATATACAAATAATAGATCAATTCTAATCCCTCCCGCATTAGTAGAAGTTTCATTAGCATAATCAGCCTCTTCAAATTGAGGAATCTCTATATCTAATTGAGTATCTACATCCACCAAAGCTGTTCTAAACGGGGCTCCCCAAGCTCTAGTGTATTCTACTGCTAACTGCTGTAAATCTGTAGCCTCAGGGTAGTAAGTCTGAGTGGTAGTATCTTGTTGCCACAAGGCCAGTTTTATCTTAGGAATATCATACACACTATTTATACCTAAATCATTTTTAAGATCGTAAGTATATAAATTCTGATACTCAATAGTATTAGGTTGATTTATACTAAAATTGGCTACATGAGTTTGTAAGTGATCATATAATCCATTATTACCTAACACCCCACTGACAGAAGCTCCTACCAAATCAAATAAAATATTATCAGGTAACTCAATACTTCTTGAACGATCAAACTGACCATCCGTATAATTCATCAAAGCATTAACAAGTAGCTGCGATATTCCCGTACCATAAGCATCGTTAACTCTACCAATAAATCTACCTGGATTAATACTAGCTGTCATTCCACCAGAAGCAAAAGGACGCAATTCTATAAAGTTTTTACGAGTTACATTCCCCATGATAGTATTTCCACCACCATCATCAACAAACCCTATTTGATCTTTAAGCCATAAAATATTTTCCTGTAATTGTGTAATAGGAATATTATCTACTTCCCAATAGTAGGGATCATTAGCCTTAAAATATCGTATAGGGTCTGTAAATTTATGGTCACTAGGACTATAGGTTACATTACCTCCCCCCTGATTGCCTCCAAAAGTATCTTCAGCCATTATGTCCTCCGTTTACTATCAAATACATTAGATGTTCTAAATCCAAAACCATGTCCCCTACTATTACCTATATGACTCTCACTATGAACATCTGTCCTAGCCCTATAAATATTAACTAATTTTATCCTACCACTGTAATCCGTATTACAATGCTTTGCATTAGCAAATGTATTAGCCGCAGACTCATCTAACCATACCGTAGCTCTCTCGTCAGGCATCATAGCTGAAGGGTAATAGTATCCACTGGTAGCCAGTATACTACTAACACTAAACAAATGGTCATTAAGTAATTGGGGGTAGAGACCACTAAAATCAGCAGGACCAGAACAATTACCAGACAATAAATAGCCCTGAGATAAATGTTGATAAGGTGCGTTATCTGCTGTGTTTATTCCTGGTCCCCAACCGCCACCATCGGAACTCACATAAGATAGAGTTTTAGCGGCAGGGAGAACCGAGAAGTATAACCTAAATGGTCCCCTGTTTTGATACCCTACAGGGCCATAACTACCACTTGTAGTTATACCTGTTCGTGATGTACCTATAGAGGACATAAAAGCAGACAAACCATGTAGTCTTTGATCAAAGTCTTGAGTAAAATGTACACCACTACCGTAGTGATCTAGTACAGAAATAATGCCTGTATCTGGGGTTCCAGAAGGCATTCCAGATAGCATACCAGAGCCATCTTGAGACCCCCAATGCTCATACGCAGCATCTGTTACACCAGAGGGTGTATGAACTGCTCTTGGTCCTGTGTATCCAGCCAAGCTTGGATACACCCCACTAACAAGGCAATAAGCAGCATCCAATTCTGATGTATCAGCAATATTCCACATCAACAATTGGGCACACCCAGCAAGATCACTAGAAGCATCATAAAAACTTTCATTACTAGCTCTATGGCCCATAGGGAAATGAACATTTCTTACTTTTACAAAGCTATCGTTAGTAGCTCTAACACACATACCACCAGTACTTATCTGTTGGATATTAGTAGATATTCCAGCGTCCCCATACCCCGCTCCATTGCCTTGGTACAATACTCTATAGCAACTTAATGTGGTATCCTTCTGTAAATAATTGGTGTATTCCCTATTAGTTGCTACTGATGTACCTATAAATGTGTCACCCCCAGCAGTAGATTCGCCATCCCCAGCCATAGGATAAGACATCCCTGCTGCATTAGTAGCTCTGTTTGGATAGAATTGCAAAGCACCAGAAGTAACTAAATTAATAAAGGAAGCTTCACCCATATAGGAATCTATATTACTGTCGCCTTCATCCCCAAGCCAATGCGTTGGGGAATATCCTAATTCCTCTAACACTAAGCTAGAACTTTTATCCGCAACTAATGCAGCACCCTGACAATGAATCTCCATAACTGGAGTAGCCTTGTGTGTTCCACCACCCCAACCGCTTGTACCTAACGGATCATTTGCCGCTTTCCCAGTGCCTACATAAGAACCAGATTCATCCATAGGAGGGGAAACCCTAATAAGAGAATTATTAGAGGCTATAGCTCCATACCCATGATTATACATGGCTACAGGTCCTGTAAAGTTAATTACTGAATTATTATCTGCTATAGCAGCAGCACAGAAAGTTTGTTTGGGGCCATCAAAATAACACACTGTATTATTTCCATCGTCTATATTGGTAAGTCCTCTAACAGTCGCAGTACCATTATTAGTAGAAAGTAAGTGTCTGGGTACTGAAGTATCCTGATGCTTTATAGCACCAGATATAAATTTAGCACAAGTAAACTCCCCTATAGAGTTATCAACAACTACTCCAGGTTTAGCTGCCCCCGAAGCTGTGGTGCCATAAGCTCTACCATGATTAACATAATAAATTTCCTGATTATAATAATGAGTAATATCAATCCCAGAAGTACCTACAGGATAGGTAGGACCATAAGTAGACCCACCTTGCAATACTACATGCTGCCCATTATAATAGAATAGGATAGGATAATTATGCTCCTTAGGGTAAGTTGAGTTCTGTGATGTGGTAGCTCTACCAACAGCAGAGGTATTTAGATTTTTATTATACCTAAACTTACTATTGTTCATTAGTAATCCATAGTGTTGAGCATTACAACTTCTTAGTTGCTCCACCTCAAGGACAGAATCATTAGCTTCTATATTAATTCGGTTATTATATGAAGTTGTAACTCCATCCATAGAATACTTAGAATTAGAACAATACAATCCCGTATTATTAAAACCTATATCAGTATAAAAACTAGATATCATTTGCTGATTATCAATAATATCTCCACCATGCAGTATAGAATTATCTAAATATATCCCGTAATCATGGAAGTGACTGGCTAATGTAGCCTTTACTCCACTAGCATAGGAATCAGTAACGAAAGTTATATCACTATTAGTAGCCTTAAACCCATAAGTAGTTAATGTACCTCTGTCCGTAGAATTATAATTTCTAGATGCAATAGCTTGTCTTCGTAAATTAATATTAGAGTTTTGTATATCAAAACCTGCGGTAGTACATCTCATAGCACCACAATTTTCTAAAGTTAAGTTATGGCAATTATAAGCTCCTATACCTTTGGTAGTAGAATTAGCACCATCAACTATAAAGCCTCTTATGTAAATTGGGCCATCACAATTTTGAGCTTTTACCTTACTAAACCAGTTTCCAGCCCATACACCCTTGGCTAATTGCCCAGCAGTGTACTGACTAGGATATGTTTCTGCCCCAGTATCATCTCTTATGGTTGACAAATCATAATCCTTGATTGTAGTATCAGCCACCACCGCAGATTCTGGTATAGAAGCAACATAACTTATTGGATTGGCCTTTAAAAATAGATTAGCCCCCGACTGAATTTTGTATGCAACACTATTATTATTGGCTCCTGGGTAACTATAACCCCCTATATCTTCCCAGTTAGTAGCAGATGTTCCTTTTCCTGCCAGAATAAGGTTTCTGCACTCAGAACCAGTACCAGCAGCCCATTTTATTAACGAAGATGTATTAGACGACATGGAAAGGGCACTTGTACTAGACAAAGTTCCAAAAAATCCACCATGGGCACCGCTAAGTGTGTTAGGGAAGTAAGCCTGTCCAGCAGAGTTGGGGTATCTCTGCATGTACATATCATAATTATTATCACTAATAGGAGCAAACGCCCTATTAACTATTTCAAGAACTCCATCACCCTCACACTTAATATTATTGAGATTTAATTCTCCCATATCTCCTGCAACAGCTACTTCAATAAGAGTAGGCATTCTAATAATTTCAGGCAGAGCTTCTATAGCAGCAGATACTGAAGTAAATATATTAGCACTCCCAGCAGTATCAGGAACAGTAGCAGATACTATATAAGCCATACCAGGAACTCCCGACAGAGGGAAGCCTAATTTTTCCCATATATAGTGAGTCCTTTCCTCTAAGTCGTAAAGAGGTAAGTTATCTTGCTCCCAATTATAGAAAGAAGAGGTGTCGTGCTTTGTTACGAAGGGGTTCCAGTAATTAAATACTTTTACCCCACTAGATACAGAATAAAGATCGTCAATATTAAACATTAGAATTGAAGGGTCCAGCGGAATATGAGACTAAAATCACTAGTCTTTGTTATTTGGGTAAATGGTCTATAGGCTGCTAAAATAGGATTGGGAGCTTCGGTAGATCCTTTAGGATTTCTCATATATAGCCCTACCTCATTAACTGCTGCGGTATTTAAAGTTGTCCTATCTAAAACTAAGGTGTATCGTACAGATGTAGAAGTTACTTTGTGTATATTGCTAAATCTTATCCTAGCAAAAGGAGAAGAAGTTCCAGCTATGACACCGTTTTCTATAGGAGCAAAATCCTCAGTAATTAAACCTGTGTTAGGTCCCCACTCAATAGAATTAAGCACAGGACTTTGTAATTTATAGGTAGATACACCATAATCATCATAGTCTCCACCAGAGCCTACTAGAAAGTTTAATATTTGATAATCAGTAATTATAGAAGATCCAGAAGCAGAGAATAAGTAGGAGAATCCTACCCCCATACCTGAAGTAATAACATTATTCTCATCGAATACTAACTCTTCCTTACCATCATCAAACAGTTTAAATATTTGTAAATGCCCAATTGGATTTAATGATTTATTGTTCTTCATTACTTTTATATAGAATACCTGTCAAATACTATCGGAATCTGTAACACTCAACTCCCAATCAATTATATACGAGAATTCATTATTCTTTTTTAATGGAGTGTCTAAAATTTTGTAACCACTTAAATAAGGATTATCTATCCCAGGAACACCCCCAGGATTCTTTAAAAATAGCCCTACCTCTTTTATAGTCTGACCATTAGCTAAATATTCATCTATTAATAATCTAATATTTATTGAATCATCATGCAAGGAGGTAGTGTAAGCATGTGGAATTTGAATGAAATATTGAGGAGTGTTAATATAGTATGGACGCTCCGCATGTATGTATTGGTTTGGGGTTGCGCTAGAGTTATATTCAAACTGGAAATTAGATAAATATACCCTTTCTCTAGGAGAAACATTATGTGCATTCCTATCCCCCACAGTAGAGGATAAATCATCCCCAGTCATTACTGATAAAGCAGATAACATTGGATACTGTCTTATTTGGGAAGCCGCTCCAGAAAGAGTTCCATTATCAAAAGAAATAATTTCATTAGGAACATCCATTAAAGATATTGACACCCTATAAAAATTTCCGCTAGGACCAAAACCACAATTAGGAGTGTCATAGCATTGTGCCCCTGGCCCAGAGCGAGAGTTGTACCCATTCAAGGCATCTGCCCAGGTATATAATGCCCCATATGTACAATATACATTAGCTGAAACCACTCCCCCCTGAGTAAGAGAACCATACATGGTGCGCCAATTAGAAGAGCAATCCCCAGGAGTATTGAAGCAATTATCATACCCAGAACTTACTTCAATTATATCAGGGGGATACCATGCAGCATCTGTGGCTGTTGAGTTAGTTGTGAGATCAAATTTATATTTGAAGGATACTTTATTCTCCCCAGCCTCTTTGTGCTCCGTCCCTGCACTAGCAGTCTGATTAAAAATTTGTAGCCCCCCAGTAATTGGTGTGCTGCCAGATAGACTTATATTAGCTGATGTGTAATATTCGGGGGCATAATAAACAGATGCTGTTTGATTTGTTCTTATATCATTCCATACGCTCCGAACTAAACCATTGTCATATTTATAATCATTAGCAATTCTAAGACATCCTGTAATATTTTCTACATCCTCACTACCATTATACTGAGCTACATATACTGGATCCCAGGTTGACGCAGTATGGGAGCATGTAGGCCCAGAGATAGCTAAGTCTGCTGCTGATACCCACAAAGTATGTTTTACGCCATAACGATCATCCTCCCAGGAAGGGGAGCATCCAGCCACCCAAATTGAAGACATTGTAGCAGAATCTTTTTTCCCCTGCTCCGCTCTCTGCCCATCATAAAATGTTTGAAAATTATTAGTATAATCGTCTAAAACTTTAGTGTTATCTGGAGGATCTATAAAATTATCGAAAACTTTAGTATTACTATACGGTATGATAGATCCTAATCCATAAATATTTTTTTCAATTACAGGTAACACACTGTTACTACCGTAAGAAGATAGCGTAAGTGGACTTTTCATGGTCCACACATTCTTCTTTAAACTTTCAGAAGGAATATCTCCAGAGATGTCAAAAGTACTTAGATCATATTTATTATTTCCTAATTGAAAATATCTAAAAGAATAATCTTCTACATTTCTAGAACCAGTTCCTGTTAAAACATTTATCATAGCAGTAGGGAAACCAGCAGCCACTTGATTATATTCTTTTAATATAATCTCACACTCCCCAGTCTTTTTGCTAATCCTTTTTAATTGAAATTTACCTATCATAGGAAAGACATCCTCCATCTAAGCTCAAATGCTGTATAATATCCTATTATACCCATTCCAGGCCCAAGACCCTCACACTTTACTATATTATCAGATAAATTAATCTTATTAAATAATTTATATTTTCTAATAGGTTCTGTCAACATACTCCCAGAGTCAGTAGCTTCAGTATACGGTGGGTTGTTAGCTATATTATAGTCTCTCATAGCTTTTATATCTAGCCCCCAGAGACCTAGAGTATCTACTCCACCAAATATGTTTAATAGGGGGGAATCTCTTTGAGCATTTAATTCCTCGTCCTCATTTGGGTTGCCAGGACCTTCATCATGGGGTTGATTATCAATTGTTACTATGTAGGACACTTCTGCATCTGTCTCAAATCCAGGCTGAGTTGATTTAAAAAATCTACTAACTAACTCCGTAGGACCAGAAGATAAGTTAATACCGTTACCTGATAAAGTCCAAAATCCGTATCTATCTATCCCTTCTTCAGCCGCCCCAACGGAAACAGGATAAATATATAATGGATTATCTAAGCCTGTTATATCATAAGAAGAAACATAGGAAATGTAAGAAGAGTTTATGGGAATTCCTCTCGTATCAGGGTATGCCCCCAAGTAAGCCACATGTCTTCCTATAAAAGGAGAATCTACAGTATATATCCAATCAGACCTAAAGGAACTTAAAGATAAATTAGAACCTAATCCAATAGCAGCAGGTATTTGTCCTTGAATAAACTCTATACCCAATGCATCCTCTACAGGAGTTCTAGCCTCAGGGGTTAATTCTCTATCTAAATAATGTACTCGTTTTACTGAAGATGTCTCAGGTAAGTATGCTGATACCCCTTTATCATTTATACTAGCGGTATATACAGAAGATAAAGATTTGTATCCTGAATCCTGGACTACTTGATATACATATTTATTTATTACACTAACCCCCTCATACTCCTCGGACTCTCCACTTCCATAAGGCTCCGTTGCATTTAGTAAAGAGTAAGCTAATCTATCATCTCTAGATGCACTCAGATCTTGTGTGTTTATATAACTTGTTGGGACACTACCTAACTCTAATTGTGGTTTAGAAATATAAATCGACCCTGCCCCTCCAGGGGTGGGGGGTAGATTGGCATCTATAGTGCTGTCATCCCCTATAGAAGGGTAAATTACCGCTGACACAGGAGTAAGTCTATTGGCTAGATTTGGCCTATTAAGAGCCTGAACGAAAACTCTATACCAATCACTACCTATAGACCTTAGCCCCCCTTTCCATATAGTATAAGAATTATTATGTAGGTGTGGTACTCCGCTAAGGTCCCATCTAATACCAGTTTTAGCCGTTGCTCCTCCTGGGACCCCCAATTCAATAACTGAATATCCAGAGTAATCATTTGTAGTTGTCACACCTACAGGGGGGTCATCCTTATTAAGTTTTATATCTACAGAAAAGGTAAAGTCAGTTGCACTAAAATAGGGATTACTAAACTCCGATGCATCAGCCCCACCAAACCCTACAGACTGATAAAAGTATCCACCAGAAGTAGAAGCAGAAATTAATGTACCACTAGAGTCTACAGTAGGACCCTGTACGCACCCAAACGAAGAAGTAATGTTAACTCCACTCCAGTACCCGAACTCCCCCGCATCCGAGGGAGCTAAAGTAGAGTTATGAAGAAGATTAACAGTTTCATAAGTATGTTGATGTTTTCTAAAGTTATCCTTTTGCTTAGACATAGAAAATGCCTGTATTTCATAATTAGAAGCATCTAAGATATTAGTATTACTCTCTAAAGGATATTTGATAGAAGAGGGGGTAGATAACACATCCACAAGATTCTCAGCAAACCCCACAACAGCTAAATTAGGCTTTTTAAAAACTAGATCTTTATCTCCGTCTGGTGTTATTCCATATATCTCAACTATGCCTTTCATTATGTCACCTCTATTTTAAATTGGTGAGAATATTCAGCATGTCCACCTATAGGCACAACTAAACCTCCCCGTGGTTCCCATTGGTCTCCATAGACAGGAAAAAACCTAGGTAATGAACTTCCATCAGACCTTAGTAATTCATATATTGGAGTCCCTTCAGCAGAACTATCATAGGTTTGATAAAATGGATTATATGCACAACTAATACTACTCATTATTGACCAACTACCAGATCTTAAGCCCCCTAGCGCGGGGTCTTGCTTTATGGGGCGAACCATTACATTGCATCCTGCAAAGTCCATCCTTTCCTGTGAATTTCCATCATCTCTAAGTACCCATAAAGTAAACTCTGGTCTGCCATCATGCCCAGTACCAGACACTACCCCACCTGAAACTTCAGGGTCTAGTCCAGAAGCAGATGACTCAGTACCATCAAATTCCCACCCAGAAGTAACTGAATCTCTCTTAAAGTTAACAGCAGCCTGACTATCACCAGATGTATGAGTAGTACATCTTTGGGGGTCTAGACTACAACCAGCAGATACCTGCAAATTAGCACTCTTATCTCTAATAGAATACCTTGCGAATCTAGCAGGACCCATGGAATTAGCCCCAAAAGGTGGATTGTCAGCTTTAGTATAAGAGCCATATCTAGACTCTGGTAAATCTACACCTATTGAAGGATCCCTATGTGTTATATAAAATAATGCCCATCTTTTATTGAAAAAAGCTTCATCACGGGAATCTGCACAAAGTTGCCCCTCTAAATCAGTTCTAATATAAGGGACCGAATATTTATTCTGCCAATTTATTACAGGATCCATATAGGAACTAGTAAAGTAATGTATTGGGAGTGGTGCGCCCCCCTCATCTTTGTATTCAGGATCCCAAGCAAATTTCATCCCTCTCATTATTCCACTAGCTGCTCGGCTGCTACCAGGAAGTAAATTAGAATTACTAACCCAAGAACCACCACCACCACTTACAGACTTCCCAGGCCAGATCGGATCGTCATATGTATCCCTATTACTCTCCCAGGAGGAAGTAGCATACCACTGCTGTCCGTGTACCCTACTAATGAAAGAGAAAGTACTAGTATTTAACCCTTGGCTACTTAAGTCCACCCTCTCATAATGCCCAGATACATAGATATTTCCAGTATTAACCCCTTTCACCTTAACATATATTCTAGGGGCACCAGAAGTTAACAGATAATCACCCTGCTGAACTTCAACACCTAACTCATTACACATAAGCCAATCAAGGCCCTCTGTTAAAGTAGTTCCTTCCCCTACAGCCCAATACCATCTACAAGCTTCATTTAATGTTGGCAGCAATTGCTGCTTACCATCTATCTCAGCCACGCCAGAAGCTCCCCCTATGTTACCCTCTATAGGAACTACAGTGGAACCTAGGGGGGTTCCTGGGGATGCTACAGAATAAGAAGAAGTGTTAAACCATAATACTGGGGGTATAGTACAACCAGAAAAATCTATATCAGAGCCCCCAGCCACATTCATAGCGGAAACCTCTTTTGTTTTTACATATAATCTAAAATCGTCCTTAGTGAGGTCTGGTTGCGCCATTTTAGTAAATTTTCTATTAAGCTGAAAGTAAAGACCATATTCATTCCATGTGGATATTCCAGCAGAAGCATCTAATTTTACTTTAATAAGGGCACTTGTATCCCCTGCCGCTAGAACTAAAGGCGATTCGTAACCAGTCTCTATAGCCCAAGGAGTCTGGTGTAAATAAGTATTAGTAGTTCCAGTACCCTTTATGGTATAAGCTATTTCAGTCCCAGCCTGTGCTGGACCGTCTAAATCTATATTTACATCATAGTAAACATGTCCGATACCAGAAAGCGCAGCTTTCTCAAAGTCTGGGTATACCGTTAGTTGTCTATACTTTGGCAATCCAGCAGTAGGTTTATCAGGCTTACCCCAATCAAATCCATCAAAGTTTACAGGATCGCTATTTCTAAAAAATACTCTTCTTAGTCCTAAAGATTGCCCATGATCTATTGCTATATCAGTGTATTGGTTATAATTCTGTACAAAAGTATCATGTCCCCCATACTGTGTCCACATGGGAGCTATGTCATAAAGAACTCTACTACCACCCTTAGCTCCATATAAAGGAGAGCTAATAGTTTTATTTCTTGCCCCTAAATTTTGTTGTAGACTATTAAATTCCCTAAGTATAGCCAAAACTTCTTCAGCCGAATAAGGAATATATAAAGTTTTCTCCCTACTAATATTAGATCCTTTAACTAGTCCAGTAATTGATACTCCAGTAGGGTGAATTATATTGGAATCATCACCAATCGTAAAAGGACCTGCATAAGGCAACCCAACAAACTTATTAGATTGACCATTAGAATCTACTGTCCAAGTATCCAAGTATGGCATACTAATTTTAGAATAAAGTGTTACTGTAGAGTTGGCATCACCATAGGAATTAGACTCTTTAAAAGTAACTTTACTGCCATCACTAGTAGTAATAACACCTTCACTATCCAATAGTAACATAGTTCCTGAAGGTACTATACCTCCTTCCATGTCAAGAAATACAAAATTATCATACATTGTATCCTTAGCTTGTTCATAATCATTATAAGTAAATGTATGCCTGTGATGTGCCCTGTTATATTGAGTACTATCTTGTACCGAAATAGAATCAATAATACCGAACTTAGTTTTATCATAAGTATCGTACATAAATACTTCTACAATATACTTTTGATTTGTTCTATGCACCTGTTCAAAATTTTCATAGTATGAAAGAGGTACATTAATAATAGAGTTTTTTGTATTAAAGTTAACAGTTCTACTATGGAAATCACTGGCTGTAAGATTAAATAATACATCTTTTTTAGATTCAGTAATTAAACATGTAGCTGAGTCTTCGCTAACTGAATATTCATCTGTATATTCTAGAGTATGCGATAAATTAGACTTTACATATTGAGAACCTTTGTTACCTTGCAACACAGAAGGACTCATAATTTCCCACTTTCCATTAGGCATATAAGTCCAAAATACTTCTTTACCTTGCCTGTCGTACTCTATTCCAGTATGAATCCACACCCCATAGGAACCGAGTCCTAATAGATTGCTATCATCAGATCCTATAGTAGCTTTTAAATCAAACTTAAAATCATGCTCAGGAACCAAGAAGTTTTTCAATCCAGTTCTATTGATTGGGCCATAACTAGCAAGATCATATCTTAATCTAGATAGCCCCCCAGAAGGTTTACAAACTACTATAGGATTTTTTACTAAATAGTTTACTTCACCCGTAACCGCTGTACTTGGATCTAAATTAAATATTGAAAATTTAGAATCCCCAGAACTTGCATCCGTAAACTCAACTCCAGACAGGATAAAAGGATTTCTGTACTCAGGACTATCAACATATAAATCACTGGAGTCACTGGCAGTAATATTATTAAGCCCTGTTAGATCTTTAATGGAAAATTGTGCCTCCTCTAATATAGCTCTACTAATTATCTGAGAGCTAACATCAGTAGTGACACCAGACCCCTCAACTGTAAAATTAGCATTATATAATAATGGACCGAAAGTATGGGAAATAATATTTACTCCACCATCTTTTTGAGTTTCTAATAACCTATTACCTACTGCATGTCCATTATAATAATTTATATAATCTTTATATGTTTTATGAATACCTGCTAAAGAGTCTCTACTAAATCTTCTTTGGCCTAAAACTACAGCAGCCATATTCTCATCAGTTAATGCATAATCATTTAATAATTTATTTTTTATTGATGTGGGGATATCCAAAAAGGAAGAAGAGGTATCAACTAAAAAATTATTTTTTGCAGCTAGATAATCAGCTTGGTACTTAAACTTATTTTCTATTATCTTATACAAGTAATTAAAAAACTCAGGAGTTCTTTCTCTTGCAACATAAGGATTACAAGAATTTGACACCAAGGATTCAGTACCCATAATATCGAAGGTAGACGATGCTGAAATTCCACTCATATCTCTACTAGAATTTAAATCCCAACACTGCTGCCACACATCTAAGTTATATGGGTAAGAGGATACAGCGTATAAATTTGCAGGATCAATAACTTTATGATACTTAAATATAGTATTTAATAATCCTAGAGGTTGATATTCCACATCAGAGCCCTGGCTACTAGTATTAAAGTAACTAGGCATATTAAAGCCCGTTCTAGTATACAACCCACCTTTCTGCATCGTATTAGAAAAATCTCTCCTACGCATAGAAGTCCTATCCACCAACTCCAAAGGATTTTTACCAATTAACGAACCCATTAGGTTAGCTTTAGAGAGAGGTATATTTACTAAGGACCTTCCAAATACTGGTAAATCAGCATGATTATTTCTAGCTCTGCTAGAATTAGGAGGACTGGGGTAGTCCTCCCCAAAGACACCAGGAATTCCTCTAAAATCTATACCAGAAGAATTAAAACCAGCCTGAACTCCTGATACTGGCATGTCTTGGGTCCAATGCCTTATGGATGGACATGTATTCCCTAAAGAACTTAAAGTATCTGTATTATCTAAGTTAACTCTAGTTCTTGGTATAGCTTTCGAGGGTGTAAAAGAGTCTACTATGGCTAAAGCTTGGAAGAAATCTTGTTTTACAAATCCTGGTCCTTCAAAGAATGTTGCATCAAAAGATCCACTAGATACATCTACATCAAAATGAGAGGATTTACCATTCCATAAAGGGAAGTAATCATACTTATCCACTTCAAAGTTATCTATTATAGAATCTCTATTAGGAGGTTGCTTTATAGAATCTGTAAGAAAAAAGAATCCGTTATTATAAAATTTTGTATCTAGAACTCCTTGTACAGTATTATCTGCTACATGAGACCTAAAAGACTCAGCATTACTTTCTGTAACCCCCAAACATATTAATTCTTTCTTAAAAAATATAAGAAGCTCGTTAGTTACATCACAATTGTAATAAAACTTTTCCTCTTCCCAAGGAGGTATGGGGAAGGAACGATCTCTATAAAAGAATTGGAACTTAGGATTGTTTATATCAAACTTAAAGTTTTTAATATAGAATAGCTCTGGGAATAAGGAAAGAGCTTTTAGTAGCATCCAGTCTACAACTTTTCTTATATTATTGTCCATATCCTCTGGGTCATAGTCCCCTGGAATATACTCTTGTGCTTTTGTATATGTAAAAGAGTCGAAACTATCAAAGAGCGTAGTATCTGTTTTTATTAAATAATAAAGTAGATTAGGTAAATAAGATTCATAAAATTCTGATATAGAAGATGCTTGGATTCCTACAGTAGGAAGAACTGTGGTTAGTGCATTATGTAAACCTTTTTTAGTTCCTTTTTGTTTATATAAGGAAGTAGCTCCTCGTATCTGTCTTCTCCAAGAAGTAGGGCTAGAACCGTACAATCTCCAGCCAATCAAATCAGCTAGATAAGGTAATAAATTATCTGGGCATTTCTCTATATTATAGATATTAGATAATTTACTTACATCATCATTTGTATCAAAAAAAGAATAAGATGCACCCTGCATAAACCTAGAGAAGGGCGCAGCAAGTTCCTGACCTGTTAATAAGTCTCCAGTTGATAAGTAATCTGTTATTGCATCCTTAATATAACTATCTTCTTTATTAGAGTGTTGGTCAGAATAGATAACATCAGTTAGAGTTTGTAGGGCTTCTAAATTTTGTGTACCACTAGTATATTCCGTTCCCCCAGATACATAATTAGCAGGTAGCAGAGATGGGTATGTAGCAGATAAAGAAGTCCAATCTCTCCAAACATACTCAGTTAATCCTTTTACTCCTATCTTAGTATCAAATAAGGTATCATCAAAATATAAATCACTTATAGAACTAGCTACATACGAAGAAGGGGAGTACGAAGTGGAAGTAAACCCCGAAGTATTTAAAAAATATGCCCAACCTAATGTATTAATAAGATATTCATGTGTCCCAGATACGCTAGAGTTAAATACCGCTGAAGTAGTGGTAGCAAGAGTAGGAGAGTTTAAAGTTATTTTAGGTAATAAAGTAGATTCCAAAAAAGATCTAAATGTATTTTTCTGTTCTATAGAGAAATCTGTGTTAGAGTTATCTTGATTAGTAAAAGTACATGTTCTACCCGTATACTCCCCAACACAATGACCTAAGGGATGCATAATATCCAACTCAAATGACCGAGAGGTTATATTAGTTAAATTATTAGTGGGTATAAACCACCGTCCAATTCCTGATACTTGATCTATATCAGAGTAATTAGTAGTTGCCGATATATTAAATATAGTTGGTTGGTTTATACAAAAGTTAATATGGCTATTTACAACAGCGTCTGTAGCTTTGCGCTGATAACCACTTAAAGAATAATCCTCCGCAAAATAAAACTCTGGTATTGCGGTTTTTATAGAATCTAAATATTCTCTTTTGTATTTCTTATTTCTAGCCATTATATATAATTAACATTAATTACTAAATTATTTAATTGGATAACTTCATTAAAGTCTACCGCAACATACTCCTCAGTAAAATTATCTATAGTAGAAAATCTAACTTCATCAATACCAAAAATAGATCTATTTAAATCTGCGAAAGATACGCCATTGCCAAAATCCATACTATCTGACAAGAAATAATTTTTAATTTCTTGAGAAACTTTAGTTACTACAGTACTCTCCACTCCCTGAAATCTCTTCTCTATATTTATAGTAACTACAAGATCTAGAGTTCTTATAAGACCATCAGCTATAACAACATCATCAGTTATTAATTTTTTATCTGCTATAGCCGTTAACAAAGCATCTTTATAAGATATAGATGCTTTTTGTAGCTGCATATTAGTAGCCTTCTCCAGGATGTATAAATCAATTATATTAGCTGATGAGTATGCTTTTCTAGCTACTGCCACAGCCTTGCCCGTGGAACCAGCAGGGGAAACGAAACGGCTGCCAAAAGCGGTATAATCTTCTAGGGATACTATTCTGTCCTGTCGCCTAAAGGCTAAAGGCCCATATTTTTTAGCNTGTTCCACTGTCTCCGCATCTGTGCCCCCTGTAGCTACCTGTGATTGTACCACCCTAAATGATGTATCCGCTCCACCATACTTTCCAGTAGTCGCAGCAGTAATATAGCCATTAGGTATATTTCCCCTAGTACCTCCCCCAACTCTATAAGTTATAAAATAATTAGAATTGGTAGTAGGAGAGACTCCATTAATACCGTTACCAAAAAGTATTTTAGCTTTGTATTGATCATCATAAACCACCTGAAACATCTTATCATCGGTGGAAGATGCTTGATATAAATCTTCTACCTGCCTAAAAACACCTGAAGTAGTAACATCTATAGAACTCAGGTATACTTGAACACTATTTTGAATAACGGGAGCTTCGTCTAGTTGTATACTCTTAAAGGTATCTACCTCAGAAAATGTACCTTCTTGAGTAGCAAAGGCACCCTCTAGTAAAACTACTTCCCAGGTATCATCAGACCCTACTATATGATGGCTTAAATCCATATTTAAGTTAGCGTTAACACTCTCTAAGGGAGACACAACTCCATTAGTAGATTTATACATAGTATAAGTTAAAGATTCTTTATCCTCTGGGGATATTATCACTATTACCCTTTCTCCAGGTGAGAATAGTAAATCCCCATCCAGCGCACCCACAGATCCTGGGACGCTCAATGTAGCGATAGTTTGAGCAGAAGTAGGACCCTTCATAGAAACTCCTACTAATTCAAATAATTTTCTTACACTATCTCTATCTTTAGCAGTTTGAAGAAAATTTTCATGAGCTAACATATCAGCCTTCATAGACATAATAGTTCCCATATAAGAAACCAATTCTATCAACATCATCCCTAAATCAGACTCAACAAAATTATTATAATCTAAAGGATATACGGCTCTAATATAGTTAATTAATGCTGTTCGTAAAGAAGCAAAGTCTGTCGCTGTAAAATCTACCTGTGATGCCTTAGCATTATCAGGAATAGCTACTAACTTCATAAAATCAGATGCTACATCTGTAAATGGAACAGTCTTACTTGTATTAATACTCATATTATTATGTCTACATCCAGGGTTTGTCTTTGTAATGTACTCATTACTGTTAAGGTTATTAGGAGCCCAGGCATCCCATAACCTTTTATATTTTCATCATGAAAGACACGAACTTTTAATAAAATTACATTAGGTGCATATAAAGCAATTGCCTTTTTAATACTAGCTACTATTTGAGCAGCCTTATCAGATGTTAGGGGATCAAATAAGTAATTTTCTAGGTCTAACCCAAAGTCTGGTAGCATTACTCTTTCCCCTTTCCTAGTTCTAAGTAATTGCTTTATCTGAGATTTAATTAAATAGGAACTAGAGGATTTTCTAAAATAATCTTCACCAGCTAGAGAACCTATAGGCCAACCTAGACCATAAATCTTCTCTTCTGGTATATCTATAAGTTCATGTAAAACTTTATTCGATGCTACTTTTCCGTATAGTGCCATTATTTATAAATCCATATTCTCAAAAAATGTTTTTTGGTGGTTGTAGTTAGCTTTAAGCTCCTTTATAGTTAGAGCTTTTTTATAGATCTTTAAACTTCCTACATACCCATTGTAAGCACTCATGATACCTGCACCAACATCTAGGAATCCTCCTGAAGAGGTGGCTAGGTTTATATCTCTGCCATCTGTCCAACCTCCCCCCACTATCCAAGGAGTGAAAAAGACATTATTTTTTGGACCTTTATCAAATAAAGTTACATCATTGTACTGAGTAACGGTTCCAGAGGTATACTCAAAACTACTTGTTGCTATATTGTTGGGCACTATAAACGATGGGACCTGGGGTGAAGACCTAGCCCTCCTACCAAAAACTTGAGATAGGGTTGCACTCTTAATAATATTACCATTCATACAAAACTTAAGCTTATCATTAGGTACATCGAAGACTACGCTAATATTAACAAATTTATTAGCACAGTCCTTTAGCTTTACACTATTAGAAAGCACCTCATCTGAAACAGTAAATTTTAATATATCTCCCCCACCTACCTCACAATCTAATCCTCTAGTAAAGCCAACAGAAGAAGTATTATAGGATCTAGTCGGAGCCACAAAGAATACTGTAGAAGGAGTTCCAGCGTTCAAAGTTGCGCTAGTTCCTGTACCAAAGTAAGAAACTCTTAAAACAGCACTAGCTTGGACAGCATCATCAAAGGGAGTTCCCCCATCTGATAAAGTGTATATGGAATAAATTCTATCATTAGAAGATGAAGTATATCCATCCCCACTACTGCCCTCTAAACCTACAAAGTAACTTATAGTACCGTCACTACTAACGCTAAAGACTCCGCTAACCTGATGATATGCTGTTGCGCCCTGACCCTCCTTTGGTTGATCATTGGAGGATGCAGCCCATATACCGCTTACATTAGGTCCATACGCACCCAAAGGAAAAAATAAAGAAGACAAATCTTCAGTAGCTAATCCAGATACCCCATCAACTACACCACCAAAATTAGATCTAGGGTCAAAATCATTAGAACCAGGGACTACAGAACTTCCATCATAATACATTCTGGGGTCTCTAGAAAATCCCATAACCATTCCTTTAACAGAATCAGAACTATTATCTATAGTAATAGCAGACTGATCTAGTCCTATATTTTCCCCACCAGTATTCTCACACCCAAGAAGTACTCTATAGTAATGACCATCACACCATTTGCCTTCACTAGAACTTAAAGCAAACCCAAAAGAACTAGTATCAAAAGGATGCTCCCACCATCCACTTTCTTGCTGATAAAGGCCAGGAATATAAGTCCAAAAATCAATAGTGGCTCCTGTATAAGAATATAATAAATCTCTGTAGTCTTCTTGTGTGGGTTTAGCTGTTAAATCAGGTAATCTAATAAAGTTTCCTGAATCAGCAATCTTAAATTCATGGCTTCCCCATGTTTCTCCAGTAAACTCAGTAAAGGAATCTACTTTATCTCTAACTGGTATGCCTGTTAAATAGGGAATACCTAAACCTTTTTGAAACATTAAAGAAGGATTGTTAGTTACTGTTTGAGCCCTATTTTCCGTTCCAAGAGCGTTACAGTTTAAGGTATCAAACACAGAAGAATTAGGTTCTTGGAAATTAACATCAGTAAAATTGTATACAGCAATTAAATCATCAGTAGTTATACCAGTAACTAAAGATAAAATAGGTGCCGTAGTTTCTAATTCTTCTCCATCTACTATGGATCCTACCCCTGGAGGAGTAACTAGCAGTGGAGTAACGACTATTTGTTGGGTAGATTCATCTGCATGAACATATTTGGGAACTATAGGTAAAATAATTCCGCTCACCTCCCCATGATCAAAGGCTAAATTCTTCTGCTGACTTATTGAAATGTTTAGATTAACAGAACTTAGGTAGGAAAAATCATTAACAGGAACATTTCCCTTACTAAAGGGTGTTGCAAACCCAAATACATCTAAAGTCTTTGCAGCAGCCTCAATTTGCTTTTTTCTTTTATTAATTTTATTATTAAAGGCTGCGCTTTCCGTAATAATCTGTTGATCAAAATTTAAATAAATTGCCGAGTCCGTAGAATACCCACTGGCTCGTAAATCTATTAAATTTGCATGAATATCGTCAATTCTTTTATTTTTTTGTGATACAAGGAAAGAAACAAGGTGATCAGCATCGTACCATTCTTTCATATCCTTACTTTCATCAATATGATTAAGATCAAATATAGTATTTACATATCTATCCAAATCCCCTAAAGAATAACTAGTACCTCTTCCACCTAAATTAGGAGCATGGTCCAATAACCACCTACTTTCGTCTGGTATAAACTCTAAGGAGGATAAATCGGCTAAAGTTGGGACATCTGTTGGGAAATCATCACTCCCATACTCTCTAGTTTGTGAATCGTAATACAAACCATCCACAGACAGTATAAACTGTCCTTCTTTTGCATTAGGTGGACCAAAAGTAAGTCTAAAGATAGGTTCTTCGGCTACCTCGTCCTCATCCTTAAATACAGGAATTAATGAAGGATCCCTATCTCTCTCCTGGAATATCTCCTCTATATTAGTTTGTAAGGTTTGTGCGGCAGATAAAAATTCGTAAATACCTTTAGTTAATTCTCTATAAATTGCAAGTTTACCTGACCCACTAGTTAATTCATCTTCAGATGTTATAGTAGATTTATTCTCCACTCCCTTTAACCAAGTATCATAATCCTGCATACAAGATCTCAGTGCATCTATTTGATCCTCTAGAACATCTATATTCCTATATATTTCAGACCAAGTACCACCGAGTTCCCCGATAAATTCAAATATATCACTCAATATACCTAAACCAAACCCATCAACACCCCATTGAGAAGTATCAGATATAAAAGCAAACTTTCCTGTAAGCGTATCGTATTCTATAATTCCTAAATCCCTAAATATAAATTTAGTAACATTAGCTAAAGATCCTCTAGCTGCCAACATCCCCCCTCCCATACCAGAATGAAGTCCAGCTAATACCCCTCCAGGTATAAGGCTTAATAAATCCTTGGTTAACCCAAGAATACATGTGGGAACTCCAAATTGAGCCGTTAGGCCACCAAAAGGATCTGTTAATATATTAGGATTGAGTTTGACCATATTGTTATCTTAGCCTATACCGTTTAAATACTGCTCTTCGTTATTTAGGGTAGGTCCGTATTTTCCTACAGCTTCTCCAGGGTTTAGATTTATTAGACCAGGGACTCCTATACCTGTTCCTGCCAAGGGCTCTGCTGGATTAAAAACTGTATTCCAATAAGTCGTAGCCCGTGTACTTGCGGCTTTTAAATTTATAGACCCAGCAGCATTAACATTAAAGTTTCCATTACAATTAAAATCAATGTCACCTTGGCTGAAAATTTCAACTCCTCCTTTTCCAGCCTTGATCTGTACTACTCCTTGGTATTGTGAAGCATCTATAAATACTCCTTTTGCACCTGGACTTGGGGGAACTACATTACCTTGCGTGAGCCATTCTTTTCCAAGAGTTCTTATGTTAACTGAGTTAGCATAAGATTCTACATTAACTTCTCCTACTTTAGTATCTATAGGAATAGGACGAGTAGCAGGAATATTCACAGACTCGTTTTGTATATTTAGTTGATAGCCACCCTTAACCTGAGCATTCAAAGATCCCCCATCAGCCTCTATAAATATGTTTTGCTTGGCTTGTAGTTGGGCTGAGTTAGGTCCTGGGCCAGGGGCAGGAATAATTTTCCTATTATAGAACTGACTTGTTATTTTTAGACCATCCCCATCTTCATTTTCTATGGCAATATAATCATTAACATCATCTGCTATAACCTTCTTCTTAGTCATACTCTCCATTTTGGTGAAGTATTGTAAGTCTTCTGGGGCTGCGGAGTCACTTATTTGAAATTTACCACCTTTAGGACTTTCAAAGGTGTATTTACCTGGGGTGTGCCCATGAGAATAGGTATCCGTATCTGGGTTTTCTGCTCCTGCGAATGCGCTGTTGAATTCCCCATCAGCATTACCAGTAATAGTTTGTTTGGGCACAGGAAATGGAAGTGACTCTCTAGTAAAGGCAGCCTCTCCCTTGCCACTTGTTTGTCCTTCCTCTTCCTCCACTAATCGTGAGTAAGAATTACCAGAAATAGAAGCTATATAATACCATTTATAATCGTCTGGATTTTCACAGACTAAAATATAAGCATTTTTTCCTGGCATCCCAGTAAAACCAGTAAATTTAGAATTTTCTTCTCCATCAGGGGGGGATTGAAAAGGGGAAGTGTAGAATATATCATGTTTTTCCTCGTTAGTACCTTCTCCTAATAATTTAGCCTTAATTACTCCTTCCTTAGATAAATCCTCTATAGAAGTAACTCTTGCAACTCTTATTGTTCCTGGTATAGTGTTCATAATAATTAATATTTGTTATTTGATAGCGTAAGTAGCCTGTGTTAGGGTTTTATTCTTTGCGGGGAGTGCCATCTTAAGAAGTTTAAATTCTGAATAAGCATCATTAGCCGTTATTACATGCTTAACACCTATTATATTATATCTCCCATTATAGAAGGTATCTTGTAAAGAAGTTATATTAGGATAATCTTCCAAAGATGGAGATTGTTTAATTCTAACATCACAAGGAGTTCCTAGTATAAACTGATCAGAAAGTTGAAAATACGGAACAGTTCTAATAGTTCCCGTAGTTCCTGACTGTACTGCTACTGAATAAAAATATTGTAGATAATTCTTTATTACAGTTTTCCACCCNCCAGGGAAAGGTACACTTAAATGAAACCCAGAAGCTTTATCTGTACTATTTTGTATAATTAAATCAGTTAATTTTTTAGATACTTCAGGTAAATCAAAGTAAGATTCATTTTCTGCTAGTTTAGATAAAACTTTAAATATATACGCTTCTAATTCTTCTTTAGAAGCATCAATAAATCCTATACTTCTCTTAACTGCGGCTAAAGTAAATAAGTTAGCATCAAAATTATAAGAAGTTATATTAGCCTTATCAGTATTTGCCTCAAAGACTAAAGGAACTTCATCCTGATCTGGTAATTCTGCTTCTTTGTAGGTAAGATCATTAACTGATTTATCTAAATCTAAAAAGTAATGATTATTAAACCTGCGGAATATTTTATTTACATAATACTGTTCTAAAAGACCTCTGGGGTCTGGGTCCAAGGTTTCATCTGGTAGGGGTCTTACAATAAGTGCTACTTGTCCAAAATTAGCTAATTCATTCCTTAAAAGATTCCTTTCCCCCACTAATACAAGCGGTTGATTTTCATCAACAATTATTTTGCCTTTAACGGAAGCCCTTTCTTTTATATATTTTAAAATAATTGGATTATTTTCTACAAAAACTTGCGGTTTCATAGTATTAGCTGTTAAATTTCCTAAGTGCTGATAAAATCTATTAAAAGCTTCAAAAAAATGACAGGTTTTGGATACTTTTAAATCATTCATTAAGTCTACTTTTAAAGTGTAGGCTGTACTTCTTGACGCACTCCCTGGGGGTGGAGAGCTTATTGGATTTGTGGTATACGCCTTGGAGTCTACTTCCTCTCTGGAATCTATTAGGCGTATTCCAAATGGGGCAAAAAATCTTTTCATATCGGAAACATATTGAAATGAAGAGACTCTGGCAGATGTAGAAGCGGAGATAGTTCCACCCCCTAGCCGTTTTCCAGCCCCAGCAACAACAAATTCAGAAGGGGATACTGATTTACTTATTAAAATATCTTTAAAATCTTGTGTTAGGTACATCAAAAAATTAGAAATTCCCCATGCCTTAGCATAATTTGTATATAATTTTCTAATTCCATCTAGAACATCATCTGGTTTAGCTGTCCACTGTACTCTTTTACTACTTACACCCAAGGGAACATTAATCTTCTGAATATCTACAGCCATACTATCATCCCCTATTTTAGAAGATGATATTAGATCATTAGTAGATTTTCCAAAAGTAGTTGACATATAAGTTCTAGCTACTCCTTTTACAGAACGATCAGGAACAGTTACATCATCAATTTGTTGTAAGGTTAAATTAGCTTGGAGAGGCAAAAGAGCCATTAAAACCATATCTATTATGTCTGCCCCACCATCAGTACTATAGTGATCAAAAGAAAATATATTACATATAAAAGGTCCTGCCCAATGTCTGGTGGTATTAGGCCCTACCCCATACATTATATAAAAATCAACTATTTTCTTATCGGGTATTTCGGAAAGCTCTTGGTGTATAACATCCATTACAGTAGCTGGTATAAAATTTTCCATAAAAGTGGAAGTAGGATCTTGTATTTTTAATTTTATAGAGAATCCTGCTATACCATCCCTCTCCAAATCCATCACATGTTCTATGGACAAGAAATTTGTATTCTTAGAGGAGAATATATGAGATCCTTTACCCGCTTCTATCTTTCCCGTGTCAATAAATCTATCTAAGTTAGCTTTATTTGTTGATAATAGGATGTTAGCGGTGGAAACTGGACTTAAACTCATAATATATCTTATTATATTCCTAAATTATCTAAAGTTGGGATTAAAAGTCTATCTCCTGGGTTAAATCCTTCAAAAGGATCATTTATATTGTTGAATAGTTGAATATACCACCAAAAAGACGGAGTATCAAAATATAGATCTGATATTAGATCAGGTCTATGAACAATAAAGGAAGCACATTTTCCTACTTTGTAAGAACTGTCCTGAGGGATAGCGTCCATAATAGTTTCAATACCAGTATTTAAAGAAGTAGTTATATTAACTCCTTTATGATGTATAGTTTTAACTCCGTAATCATATCTAGAAGGATATTTACTAGCCATTATTGCCAATCTCCTCCAGGATCTGTAGTAATCCCGTAAGTACCCAAATCAGCTAAAATTACTTCCCATCCTTGTAAGTTATCTATAGGGCCAACATCAGAACCAACCTGAGACACTGCATCATCTGGAAAATTTCTAACTTCTTTTAAACTCATAGATACAGTTATCATCCTAGGAAGCATAGTTCTAACATCGAATCCTGCGTCTGGATCAAATCCTATAGAGTAATTATCACACACGCAAGGAACATTATCATATAAAATCCCATACGATAATCTAACTATAGGTGTTCCATAAACAGGATTTTGAGCATTATTGACAGTAGAGGATCTTATAGAAGCCACAAAGGATGCAATCTTGTTTATAACTTTTTGACGCTCCTTTGCTCCATCGGAATCTAATGTAAATAAAGGAGATTTATTAGAAGACCAAGACCATAATTTTTTATCCATCTCATCTAGAACATCATAATAATGCTCATCATATCTGTAAGCACCGTACCTCTTCCCCACATTTTTAAAATCTGCTCCCATTCTATACTTAGCCACACCTTCTGCCGACTCTACCGATTGTACTATGGCCTTCTTCTCTTCCTTAGTAAGTCTTCTTTTATTAGATCCTTCTGTAGCATTTTCTTGATACAAATGTGGTAATGTGATATTAAATCTAAGTTTAAAATCTCTAGACTCAGCCCCCAAGTAAGTAAAGCTATTACTCGCTCGTCCAATTGGAGAATATTTGGCTAGTCTAGAGGATTGGCTTTCTTGTATAGAAGCATTTTCATAAAATGGGACAGTTCTGTGAATGGGGTCATCACCCTCATAGTATTGTAAAACTATTTTTCCTATCCAGTTCTCTTTTCCTAGTACTGGTCTAATCTTTTGTTCAAGATTATCCGTAGCACCCCCAAGAAAGGAGCCTAACAATAAAGCTTCAGTTGTTCCTACCATATTATTATTCCTTTAAAAATCAAAAGGGATTATTCCTTGAGTCATAGACCGATGCCTCCTTAAGAAATCTTCCTGATCCGCTCTTACACCAAGAAAACCTTCCCTAGTTACCGTCCCGAACTGCTCTATAGAATCAGGTCCTAGGGTTATTGGCTTTACTACTTCCACTCTAGTTATACCATTAAAAGTACCACCTAAAGCATCTCTGCTACGCCTGTCTAACTCTTCTTGTAATTCCCTACCCTTACTAGCTGAAAATTCCGCTGCACTCTGTCTGGTTTTTCTCTGATTTGTGGTCATCCCAGTAGATAATGTAAGCTGCCTATTAGTCTGTAGAACACCCAGTTCCGCTGGAGTGGGTAGAGGCCCTGCAAGTCCTGCTCCAAGGTTAAGGTCCTTCTGTTTGACCCCACGCTGTCTCATGGGGGTTGACCCTGCCAGGACCTTTCCTGTGTTTGGATCCTTAAGATCCCCCCCATCCCCAAATTTGTTGTTCCACCACTCTGCAAGTTTCCGCAAAGGCACAACAATTAATGCATTCATATCATCTACAAGAGTTCCCATTTTCGTTATCATATCGCCGCCAATTAAATCTATAGCTATATTTGCTGCTTTTTGTGCGGCATCTGCTATTTTGTCACTAATTCTCAGGAAAGAACCCATATAAGCCGCATTAGCGTCACTAAATCTATGGGCTCCAGTACCAACATCTTTACCCCCTTTCAACATTTTTTCAGCAGCTTCTAACTGAATAGCAGCTATACCACCAGCACCGACAAAGGTTTTTCTAAACTGACCCATAAGAAGAACTTCGTTCCCTGCGTCCTCCAAGAAATCTGTACTTATTGCAGCAGACTGTTTAACAGCATCAGTTATTATATCAGCTTTTTGTGCTATAGATACGGTTGGATCTAATAATGCATTTCCTGCGGCTATCCTATCCTGTAGAAATGCTTGTTGGAAATTTTTAGGGTCAATCATCTCCGATACAAAAGCACCTAGTACAGCAGCAGATTTTTTAGGGAACTCATCTCTTGCCTGAACCTCTAGCATAGCAGCCATTACAGATTCGTCCAACCCTAATGCCGCAAGTACAGTATAATTATCCCCTAATTGTTCAGCAGCCGCTATTGCCGCTCTAGCAGATTGTCCCGTAAATCTAGCGATATTTGCTATCTTATCTGCTATTACTGTGATCGTATCTTCAGTGGCACCTTTCTCCACCATAGTAGCCATAAAACGAACTAGATCTTGCCCCTGACCCCCTGCTTTATCTAAGAAGACTAATTGCTCTCTAAGATCTTTATTTATTTGTTTATATCCAATACGAGTCAGGTTTAATTGAGTCTGAGAGTGTTCGACCAGGGTGCCTATCTGATAACCTTCATCTATAATTTGGTTATTTAATTTAGTGGTATCAACAAGAAGGTCTGCATTAGATACTTTAATAGCATCTAATTGCTTCATAGCATCTATTATTGCTCCGAAGATTTTTGTAGCTATACCACCTAACACCTCCAAGGGGGACATAGCAGAGTTTATATCCTCAAGGTTCTCCTTGTTTTCCCTAGTTTCCTTAATTAGATCATCTAGTAGTTCTTCTACTGATTTTCCTGCCATGGTTACTCCTCCCTATCCCCTATTTCATAAGCATTATACATATTATTCATAATGTAAGTTCTATAGTTTTTTCTTCCTACTAAAGACATAAAAGCTTTTTTCATCTTTTTTGTGTCTGGGGTGTACTTTACTTCTTTGTTTCTATATTCCTTAATGATTAAACTAGAAGTGAAAGACCACATACTATTTAGTTTTACAGAAGATAAGTATCGTTTCCCCTTATGCTGGAAGATGCCATAAGGACTTCTCTTATTGCCTACCACCATAGCCATATGATCCCCGACCCCCCATTTTCTAGATCTATATTTAAAAAATAGTACATCCCCTGCTAGTATAGCATTGGCCGACAGGGCTGATTTATTAACTCTGGACGCTAGATTACCTGGACTTCCCGTAGCACCTAATGAGGTTGCTACATTTTCTGCGAGAGCTAGAAATTTTTTGGAAAAAGATGTTGACATATACAGGTCTCCTGCCTAATATATAGTAAAATAAGGATTTAATGTATGGTATATTACGATGTTGATGATATTAATCAATTGCTTTATGAATTTACAGAATTACTAGATTTTACATTAAGTAATTCTTTTATTGAACGATGGAAAGGTAAATATAGTATTAAGTTCCTTAAGCTATTCCAGACTAGACTTATTAAGTCTATGGGTGATAGAAGACCACTAAAAATAACTACATTATTTACCTTCCTGACTAAAAAATGTAATTATTCTAAAGAACAAGTAATTAATTTCTTTGATTCTATAGATATAAGTATGTACTCTCCTCTAATTAGCGGTTCAAAAAGAGACTTGTAATGTTCTGTAACCAGATAAGTAATACCAAGAGAGACCTTTGGAGGCAATGTAGGCTGAAGTATCGTTATCGCTATGTAGATTACCTAGAAGAGACCGATAAAGGTAATACGGATGCTCTCCAGTTTGGGTCGTATATACACGAAATATTTGAACAGGGTGTAGAATGCACTACTTTGGAGCAATTACAGGGTATTGCCCAGAATCTACGGGAAACCTATAAATTCGGTAAAACCTACGAACCTAAGATAATTACCTGTTTGAAGAACTTTCTTCGTCTGAATGCCTCTTTCCCAGAAAAGGGGCAGGTTGAGCTATCTTACAAGCAAGACCTTGGTTGTGTTGAACAAGTGGGTTTTGTGGACAGGATCATCAAAGGCAAGGAAGGTGGCCTACTAGTCATAGATTACAAGACTGGTAAGCGGGAGAAGAGTAAATTTGAGCTATTCGATGATCCTCAAGGTATGAGCTATGTGTACGCTGCTCATAAGACATATGACATTCCTGTTGATAAAATCACCTTTGCTCACTATTATCCCCTTACAGACAACATGGTTACTGTCAAGTACACCCCTGCTGCTCTTATCAAACATAACAAGCGTATTGTTGAAGATGCGTGGAATATAAAGAAAGCGAAGAAAGTTGATTTAACCCCCTCTGAGAACCAGTACTGTAACTGGTGTGGTTTTAAGTCCCTGTGTCCCGTATTTAACCCAGCCCAACTAGTAGAAGAGAGATTAAGCAATGCAACAAA